GAATGTATCTCTGCACTCTTCAGCGATCAACATGTGTTCCTTCTGAGTACCATGTGCAGAACGTAAATCTATGTAGTGTACCCAAGAACGTACACTACCAGTCATGTATAGTCTAGTTGGTGTTGCTAGTGGGAGAACAAATCTCGCACACTCCTTCGCAATGCCGTTAGCCAAGAGTTCATTGTATAGATCCATTGATTCAACAAAGTACTCAGCAATCTTCTGCTGAAGATCGGCCTTCTTATTTTTGGGGATATCATCGTTTGAATTTTGTCTATTTTTTAAATCTTGACTACGAAGATCAAACATAGGAATCTCTTCTGCTAACAGGTTAGTGTCAGCATATCTTTGTGAGAACTCTTGAAATGTGAATGATCTATGTCGTAGTATCTGTGCAGCAAGACCACGAGTAGTCTCAATCTCCACAGTCATGTGTGCTTGTTCAAAAACCGACCAGTGTTGATGCTTTATGCAATACTTTAGCAATCCAGCCACGTTTGGGTTGCTTTGATTGTTTGGGTTGCTGACTCTCGCCACGTACCCCATCGTCTCCTCTGCTTTGGGAGTCACTGTTACTAACTTCACCTGTGTCATTATTTTTTAAACTCTTACGAATTAGTTTGGCGTAACTTACATCCTCTCTAGTATACCACGTTGGATGTTTTTTTGCAACCTTTATTATTTTCTTCGCTGTCTTTCTTGTCTCCTTTCTCTGTCTCTCTTCCACTAACATGTATCTTCGGTGTAACTAAGTATTTATACAACTCTGGACACAAAAAAATCTGGGAAAAAAATTTCCCAGATTCATGTAAACCAAAAGTGATTTTTGATTTAGCTCTTAGAAGCGAACTTGCGTTCTACTTTGACACCACGATACATTAGATCATGATTTCTCTTTTGAGCTTCTATTTGTACCATCTTGCGGTACTCTTCAGAGTCGTACTTGACTCCACGGTAAGTGACTTGTGCCATTGGCTTGTCCTCTGGATAGGGTGGATGACCCCGTTCCTTCAGTCAACATGTGCGTCCTCGTAAAAGGATGAACGATCCGTTCCGTGTCGGCTTACTTGCGACCCTTCTGGGTTGAACGATTGTGTTAATATTAACACAGGTATATTATATAGTCAAGTAAAATTGTATACTCTGTTACAATTAGTCACAATACCGTACAAATATATTTCCTGCTATCGTTTGTCCTGTATTTCCTGGTCTAACTTGATGTCCTAAAAAGGATGGAAAGAATATTATATGTCCTGCTTCTAAGTTAGGTTCATAATGTATTGGCATAGCTTTTGATGTGCTATGTATTTGATTCTGAATCTGTATCATAGCAGGATGAAGGAACATAGTCTTTGACTCTTCAATCGTTTCATATATTATGAAACTCCATTGGGTATGAGGATGAATATGATACCCTTGATAATCTGTAGGACTATATTTGTTACGCCATACTTGATCTACTATTATATTAGAGAAATTATCTCCAAGAGACTCCAAGCATGGTTTGAATACCTCAATTATATAATCAGTTGTAGTAGGCTTTACCCTTTGTTTCTCCAGCGTAGTAAGAAGACCACTCTCAAATGTTGGGTGGAATTCTGAATCATATAATATTATTCTCTCAAGATCTATTCGCTCTTCAAAAATAGGAATAGCAAAGAGATTCTTTCTCATTCTTCTTTAGCAGATGGTTTCTTTCTCCTCTTTCTTTTAGGTGGTGTATTAAGAGCATTATAAAGATTAGGTCTAATCCTACCTTCTGTTTGCTTGAGTCCTACAAGATCTTTCTTGTACTTATCATAGTAAGTATCAAATAGTTCTACTTGACTATCACCCATAACAATATCATAGGTCGGTTTTCCCTCTACGTTATACTCTATAAGGTACGCAGTGTAAGGTAAATCTCTGTTCTCTGCAGCTTTGGGTTCACATTTCTCATGTATCACCTTCATGATCTATTACCCCATTGTATAGATGGAAATGCTTCAACGACAGCTGCCTTAGTGATCTTCCAACGCTTACCAATCTTCTTATCCTTAGCAAGAATTAGTGCTTCTGCCTCACCAGAGTTAAGACCTTCAAGCATCTGAACAAACATCTGTTCTCTCTTTACTTGAGAGACATTAGAACCACCCTTAAAGAAGTGATGAAGCAACCTTGCTTCCTTCTCTAGAATAGTATGTTCTGTTCCTTCTGGTGCTTCGTTAGGTGTGTAAGGTACATTACCTGGTGGTAACATACTTACGATAGAGTCATCAAAATTTATAATAAAAAGCATTCTCAATGCATTAGTATTATAATCTTGCATCAACTTAATCTTTTCTTTTTTAGTCTTTGCGTTAGATACTTTTTGTAGTACCTCATGCATCAAGAGTTTCATCTTCGTCATCCTCATTAATAAATTTTACTGATAGTAACTCTTCATTCAACCAGTTACCTTGGTTGTCATACATTTCTGGATGTGTGAACTGTTGGTACTCATCCCTAGACCACATATAATCGTGAGCAAAATCTTTGGCAGTCCATCCTGCTAGAACACCTACACATAAGAAAATAAATGATATAGTTGCTGAAAAGAATAAGATAGTTCCGTCTGCCATTGTTCAACTCCGTTGTGGTTTACTATTGTTTCTCCCACCTCAGTTCAAAGTTAAAATAAACTATGCGTCTAAGGAAAGAAAAAGTTTTTGTGATGTTGAAACCTTTACTAGGTTTCTCATTGGTATCTTTCCTCCTTAACATGAGTTCTATACCTTTATTTATAGCAAGTTCTTTAGTCTTTTCTGGCACTAACTAACCCCTCCTTAACTAAAAGCTTTGCCAAATCAATCAGTCCAGCTATAGGTTTACCATCTACTATAGTAAAAGGAAACGCATTAACTCCAGGATTTTCAACGCCAAAATCTTCTTTCCACATAGATGCTTCAGGAAGTTCTGCTCTTGGATCAAGCTTTGGTATAACAGATACAATATTATATTCTATCTTTGCTCTATCAAGTAACTCTTTTGCTTTCTTACAATAAAAGCAACCTGTTGTTGTGTATATTGTTATGTCCATTAATATATTTTAATGTGATATGCTACTGAAATTCTATCTGATTTTGATCTATTAACATCAACGTAATGAACCAAGTTACTGTTAAAAAACACTCCTGTGTTTGGTATAGGAGGAAAGACTTTAATATTACAATCTTTAGAGGGCATTAACATTGATGTATTCATAAATGAATTTGGATATGGATTCATAAGAAATAAACATCCTGCTTCTGGATCAGATTTTAACCAGAAAGCACCACTAAATTCACCACCTCTATGATGATGCATAGTATGATATGCATTTGGTTTGTTAACATTAACAAAGAACTTTTCAAATCCAAAACCATCACACATACCTCTGCACTGATAGTAATCAAGATATTTACCAAAGTTCTTTAGCAACATCTGTTTCAGTTCATCAAGTACCATATTATGAGGATCAATATCCTTCTGCCATCCATTACGATTGGAAGCTCCATCAGACTCTGCTTCACTTTGCTTAAGTAAATATATGTCTTCAATAGACTGCTCAATTATAGATGAATCACCAGTGAATTTTCCTATTACCTCTTCAAAATTATCAAATTCCATAAAAAATGGGAGGGTTTAACTCCTCCCATTCTATCAGATTGTCAACAGTGTGTCAACCTATTGATGGAGCAACAAGTGCAACTTCAGATGAACCAGCAGATGCTAGGTCAAGTGGGAAGTTGTGAGCGTTACGCTCGTGCATTACTTCCATACCTAAGTTTGCTCTGTTAAGAACGTCACCCCAAGTAGGAACAACCTTACCAGATGCGTCTACGACAGACTGGTTGAAGTTGAAACCGTTAAGGTTGAATGCCATTGTACAGATACCCATTGAGGTTAACCATACACATACAACTGGGAATGATGCAAGGAAGAAGTGAAGACTTCTTGAGTTGTTGAATGATGCATACTGGAAGATAAGTCTACCGAAGTATCCATGTGCAGCAACGATGTTATATGTCTC